TGTTAAGATAAAAAATACCTGTAGTCATATTATCACAACTATAATCAGTATGAAACTCACTGTAATAACGGTCAACACCACTTACTTCATTAGTAACCTTTTTGGACTCATCCATCCACACATTAAGTCCCACCTTTAAAGGTTCAAGATTAGCTTTAATTCTGTAGATACCAATAACACTTAATCTAGACAATATTGGTAGTATTGCAGGAAAATGTTCAGATCTTGTCCATAGACGAGCCTCACTATTTGTTTCATAAAACACATGAGTGAACTGATAATTGTTAATATCATCCTCTGCTCCACTTACCTTACTTTCATTATAATACCAAGGTATACCGCCAAAAAAGAATTGCTCTCTAAGCTGACCTATCTGTACGTTTGTTAGGAAATCATCGTGTAAATTTATCATTGATGTAAATATGTAGATATAATATATTTCTTACCTTTATTAGGTGTTACTCCTCTATGAATACAATTCCATGTTGATGGAAACATAACCAATTTACCAGTAGAAGGTGTAACCTTCGTACCACTAATAAACTCAGTCTCTCCACCGTCAACATCATTCAAATAAAATAACATAGCAATCATTCTAGGAGATTCTCTATCTATCACAAAATCATCATGCCAATGGAAATATCCGCCTGGTTCATACGCCTTAATATTATAACCATGATCATCAAACTTTGCATTATAAAATGGATTAGGAGTTGGATCAAGCTTATTGAAAATTTCAAAACAATGATCAATATAGTTTTGTATATTCTCACTAACACTCTTAGAAATTATCTCATCCAAATCTTTCCAATCTTCCAAATCTGTTATATACAAATCTATAGAAGTCTTTAAACTATTTTTAACTATTCTACTACTATTATCAGAGTTGCCTACAAGACCAAGAGCTTTACGTTCATCTGCTTCAAATTTTTCTATTATCTGTTCACATACTTCCTCACTTAAAGCAGTTTCATTAACATAGATAAAATCATCCATTGTGCTTTTTCTTCTTAGGTTTATCACCCTCGTTTTTCTTTTTCTTCTTTTTCTTCTTGGTTCCGTTGCCGTTACCAAGAAAACGATATCGAGGCATTTTTCCCCCAGAGAATTTTTTCGGAAATTATTGATGGGCAGGGTTGGATTTGAACCAACGTAGGCGTAGCCAACGGATTTACAGTCCGTCTCCTTTAACCACTCGGACACCTACCCTTGAGGGGCATTTCACCCCCATGAGTTACTTGGGTAACAAGGCTAACTTAACCCCGATCACTTAAACAGTCGCTAATTCAGCGATGCGAGTGAATGCTACGATGTTATTCGCAGCAGGTGTATCTGTTTTTGCAGATGTTGTGTGCTTATCCAAGCAGGTTTCAGTCACAACCCATAACACCCTGTCGAAGCCTGGGCAGCCCCATGATGGAGCTGAGGGGAATCGAACCCCTGTCCAGAATATCGGTGTCGCCACCTACATGTCTTTTAAAGTCATACATCAGGACTAAACTTTAGGTATGAGGGTTATAGTGTCTCATATATGCAACGAAAAGGATAGACCCTGCTGCTAAAGCTGTTGGAATTAAAAACAATGGCATAATTTTAACTTGGTTGTATTATATCATGACGGCGGTAAAATTTCAAGTGTCCCCACTTAGCACCCCAGACCTGTTGATCTGTATCTAAATCGAAACCCTTATCAAGAACCCAATAAGAATCATCAGTCAATTCTATTTCGTTAAGAAGATAGGTTTCTCTACCCTTGTACATGACTGTACAATCTGAACTTGCTGTCTTGCCGTGATAGACAACACCAGACCTTACGAATTTAATATCACACCCCAATCTCCTCTGCAAAGGAGCTTCTCTTAATTTATTTAGATTTGAACACAAAACATATTCTTTAGGATCATCTATGGAATAATTTTGAACAACATAACCGTCATCAACTTCAATAACCTTTAAGATGAACTGCCTGTATGGATTATTAGGACAATAATCATAACATTGCTCACCATAAAAAATCCCATCGTTTAGTTTAACGTGGGATATATTAATATGAGCATAACGACTGGGATCCTTCATTGCTTGATGCTGGTTACCAAAGTGACCAACTAAGCAATCTTCAAATTTTTTCATCAGGCATAGTTTCAACTGTGATCACAGGCACATCAAATATTAAAGGATGTATCTCTTCTTGTAGTAAATACTCTGAATTTTTTATAATTTGTTCTTGAGTAAACTCTGGATTTAATGCACACTCAAATAGTATCCATCTGTCTTCCAACTGGTCTCTGGTTAGTGGATCATATGTAAAGGGAGTATTCTCTATGAAATACATCTTCACTGGTGTTCCATCTAACCAGCAGTGTTTTATATTAACCCTGTAACCAGCAAACGCCATCACTTAAATTCATCTACTCTATGTAGACGATCATCGCACTAATTCTTCAGGAATACCACTACCTACCTCTTTACCATAGAGTTGTGGTAGAAATCCTTCCCACTGATATGGTGCTTTACCATTTAGTTGAGACTTTAAGTAAGCATACTTACAGATTAGTCTATCAAGTTCATCAAATCTATCTTTTGCATCTTGACGTTGATCAATAACTGCCTTTTCAGTTTCACAACCTTTAGTATATCCTATAAGTTGTGTTGTTTCAAGATTATTCTCATCTTGAACAAACTTTTTCATATGAGACATGAAAGCATCTTTGATATAGTCATCCTCTTTAGTACATATAACTAGTGGATTTTCGATGCTCTCATTGTTATACTCCAGTTCTAATCCTAAAAAATTTAAAGCTTCCTTCTTAGCTTTTGAACCTGCAGTAATATGTCTAACATTAGTTACCTCAGATTCAACTAAGATAGTTGCAGCAATCTTATCAACATCTCTTTCTTTGAACTGGTGATCAGAACGGTTAACCCAGTCTTTAATAGGTCCGATAATGTCTATGACGTTACCCTTTTCTGCTTCTCTTTTTGTCCACTTAACACCTGTGTTGATAAAGTCTTGTCGAGATGCTTCATCTGATTGTGGGTGATCATTTGCACTTAGCTGAACATGATCCTTAACGTCTTGGAAGTCATAACCATCCTCAATGGTGTATAACCATACAGGTGCTGTTGTCTCTCCAAGCTTTTGAAGTAGAAACCACCTGTTGAAACCATCCCAAAGATAATATTCTCCTTTATAGAAGATAACTATCAAAGGTCTCTGTGTTACATCCCAACCCTTTGCAAGATCTTTTGCTACAAGCTTAGTACCACCTGCATGAGCTTCGTTGTCGATTTCTTCAGCATTTACTTTAGTCATATCAAAGATGTAAAAGTCACCTTTACCTAATCCCCAGAAGGATGGAGGATTCTTGACTATTGCTGCAAACACTTCGTTCTGCACAACTGGTTCCCAATTTCCACCAAGGAAAGGAGCAAAGGTTCTCACAGTACTCTTTGTTAAGGTCATTATTTTAAATAAGTAATTCTATAGTATATAGAGAATTTAGGTATCTAATTTGGATTATGTTAAGAAACCGAAATATTGCCAATAAAAAAGAGACCCCGAAGGGTCTCTTTGATCCATCTCGAACCGTATCTATTTAGAATACGAACTTAGCACCGACTTTAGCACCGTAGTCACGAACTGTGTCGCCAGAAGCGTCTTCGCCGTTAGTAGCACCAGAAAGTTCTGCATAAAAAGCAAGATCTTCGCTAGCTGAAACAGAAGCACCAACCTTACCAGAGAATTCTGTCTCTGTGTCGTCAGTAGATTCTGAATGGTTCAATGTAGGACCACCTTGGATGTAATAAGCGATTCCACCTTCAGCACCAGCAGTTCCCTCGTATCCAAGATGAACTTCTGTACCAGTTGAAGAGTAGTCTCCATCAGGATAAGAAAGGTTGCTTTCTACATTCACGTAAGGACCAGCAAAAGCGGCTCCAGCGAATAGGAAAGGTGATGCAGCTACAGCTGCGATTGTTGATTTGATTGACATGTTTGTTTTTAGTGTCTCGCATGGGCATTAAAAAACCCTGCGGATGATAGACTACCCCGACATGGGAGTCA